CGACCGTTGATTCATCCGAATAGATATCAAGAGCCGATGATATAATTGGATCTTCATCCATTAACTCATAATCTCTAAATAATTCTTTTCTTTGGACATCAAATGCATTTTTAGCATTCTGTTTAGCAGCATACCGAGCACCAAAAGTATTACTACCACCCATTAACCTTTGATACCTATCAATAAAGTTAGATGTTAAACCCTGTTGTTGAAAATTAACATCTTTAATTTTTAATTGACCAGTTGGTGTTTTCCTTACTACTATTTGATTCTGAAATAGTTTTCCTAATCTTGTTAGTATATTTTCTTGTTCTGCCATAATTCCCCCGTTGTTTTTATCCTAATAACCAAGTTAAATCTTCTTTATCCTTACCAACTTCCATCTCAAATGGATTTTTCTGTGGATGACCTGGAGTTCCTTTTTGAAATCCAGCCGATAACTCTTCTTTATTTCCGTTGTTTTCTAACATTGAATTCATCATAGTCCATTGTGTATTAGTTCTATCTTTTTGAATTCTCAATGCTGTATCTCTAATCCATAAAGCTATTGAATAAGACATAACTAAATCATCGTTATATCCTTGCATAGCTTCTGTTCGTGAATTATGATATATATAAACAAATAACTCATCTACAAGTCTATTTGAATATATTTTAACTAATTTTTCTCTTGTATATTCTTCCATTTTAGCAATAATTAATGGTTTTGTTTTCGGTGTTGTTGAAAATCCTGCAACCATCTGTCTATCTTCTGCTCTATACTTATTTGTATTCATTTGATGTTCTGTATCAACATACTTTAAATCTTTTGATTGATAAAATAGGTTTTTATACCCTCTATCTATAATTGTTTGTATTGTAGCCCAACCTACATTGTTGTTTTCTACTACAAGTAATGCGTCATTGTATTTTGTGGCTAAATCTATGAGAAAATGGCCATATTCAGTTGTTCCTAATTGTCCTTTATATTCAGCACATTGTTTCATATCCTCTATTTCAAATACTTGACACGCTGAATAATCTTGACCATCTCCACGAGCCACATCACCAACTACAAGATAACCTTTTGTATAATCTGGTTGTTCCCATATCCAAAGGTTTCTATCAATTCCCTGTTCTTCTATTGGTGCTTTAACCATATTCTCTTTATACCATTGTAAAATCTTTGGATCTACGACAGATTCACCAGAAGTAAGGAAGTCTGTGTCACATTCTTGGGATGCCTTTGAAGGACCTAAAATTTTATCTTGTTCATCTCTCCATTCTTGATCTCTTTCTGGGTGCATACTCCAATGAAGTCTTATTGTATTGAATTCATTTGTTCCATCTTCTGCACCAACCCATTGTTGATGAAACCAATTACCCACACCATTTGGAGTTGAAAGAACAATACAATCACCACCAGTTGCAAGTGTTTGTTGTGCAGCAGTCCATATCTCATCAACTTTTTCAATGAATGCTGCCTCATCAAGTATAAGAAGTGATAGAGCTTCAGAACGACCAGCTGATTCATTAGATGCAATTGCTTTTATCTGTGAACCATTAGTAAATCGTATCGATAGTTTATTTATTTCCTCTGTACCAGTTCTTAACCATTGAGGTAATCCTTCAAACATCACTCTTACCTTTGTAACAAGATTTTTAGCTGTATCTTTACCCGTAGCAATTACAAGAACATTTTTGTCAGCATGAAATAATATCATCCAAAGAGAATAACCTGCAGAAAGAGTAGATATACCCAACTGACGAGATTTTAAAATTATATTATATCTATTTNTATGAAATTNTNTAAGACAATCTTCTTGAAAAGGATATAAATCAAATTTCATCTTACCGCGTTGAGGATGTTGAATAGTGCANTATTTTCTCATAAAATATACTGGGTCATCAGCACATTTAAGATATTCTCGTTTAATTACTTGTTTAAAATCAGTTGCCATTTATTTTAGTTGTCCTATTCCCCAAATTGGTACAATCATAGATACAATACCCATAGAATACCATAGATATTTATTATCGTACCACGCTGGTTTTATCGTTTTTATCATCTCTTCTTGAATTGCTAACTGTTCTTTATAGTTTTCAATAATTCCACTATCAATTTCTGTCTGTTGAATATACACTTGTATCTGTTCATTCAAATTATTGATAATTTTACTATTATTACTATCTTTTTGTTCTAACTCTGTAATATACAATTCAATATTTTGAGCTTCTTCATCTGTATAACATTCCCCCTCACACACTTCTTGTGGAAATAAAAGAGAAAATATTAGTAGGAAAGATATAAGTTTATTCATCCTATTTTTTCCCCTTACCAATATTTTTCAATCTACTGTGTGCTTTCTTTGCAGATTTCTTTTTAGGTTTTGGTTTGGATTTCTTGAGTTCTTCAAGAGCTTTCTTTTTACTTTTAAGAGATTTCTTTAAACCATTCTTCGATTTCTGTTTGGATTTAAGATCTTTCTTTACACTCTTTAATCTATCATCAAGTTTACCAATCTTTTCTTCTTTACGACCAGCACCCTTTCCACTTAAAAATGCAACAAGAATTCCTCCACATAACACAAAAAATCCAATTACATATTTTTTTATTTTACTGAACATATTACTTACCGAATGGTAGTTTATCCCAAATAGGTTTAAGCACTGTATCAAAAATGATATCGTCTTGCTTAGTTGGTGATAATTTTACTATTTTTTCCAATGTATAAAATCCAAGTAAAATCCACTCCCAATTTGCTGCTACCCATGCATAATCCATTATATTTCTCCTGTTACTTTGTGTTTTTATTTATTGTCATTTCAACTTCTCCATTTGCAAGTGCATTTGCAACTGTCATATCAAATGGATTTTCTAAATTTTCTAATTCTTTAACTAATTCTGCATTATCTTCTTCAAATTTTTTAATATAATCTTCTTTTATTCTTTTATCTTGTTCTTCTTTCCATTCATCATATTTACCAGTTCCTTTTAGTTCTGCTTCAAAATCTATTTGACAATAATAACATCTATCATTAAACTTAAAAATTTCTTTATCCCATGGTTTAACAATATATTTTTCACAAACTGAACATTTATGATCTACAATTCCTCTAGTAGCTAACTTTGTTATATTGGTACGATATCCATTTTTTTGTTCCCATTTCTTACCATCGGAATCAGTCCATGTATCACCTACTTTGTGTGTTTCTTCTGTTGGTATATACCCAGATTGTATTTTTCGCGTGGATTTCCCATCCAACATATCTTGTACTTTTTGTAAGTTTTTACTATGTTTAGCCATATATTATTTTCCTATATATATAAGTATATTAAAATGAAATTAAACCAGTAATTTGATTTATAGGAGCAAATGCACCTGTAAATTTATAGGTTTTTCCATTATATTTAAATACAATACCTTCCGATGGAACAATAGCATTTACTCCACCAATAGCTTGTAATTTATCTAATTGTGCCTTTAAAGTATTTAATTTCTTTAAATCACCACCCTTTCTAACAGTAGAAATAGATGAATCTAATTTCTTTTTCATTCTTTGTACAGTTGAATCTGGATTAACTGCCATCCAATCACTAATATTCTTCATTATTTCCGCACCAACTTCAAAGAATAGCTCCTCAAATGGTTTCATATTAAGTTTAACTTGTTTTGCATGGTCATTTTTATCAAATGATAATACCCAATCTAAAATCTTCTCATCTTTTATATCATTTCTTATATCTTTAACAGCATAAGACTTATCAAAAAATGCCCATCGTTTAACCAACCCCTTTAAAACTTTGGATGACAGTGAGCCCTTTGATTTTTTTATAATAAATTGTTCCCACCATTTTTGATGATATAAACCTAATGTATCGCTATCTTTTAATCCAAATTTAGATTGATATCTACTTAAAGATGATAAAAATTTAGATTTTAATTTACCAAAATCTGTATGTTTTGATAATGTTAAAAATTGTGGTTTACCAATCTTATAATGTTTTTGTATATGTTGATTTACTTGTTGAATCATACCAGCCAATATTCTACCACTACCTTTTACTTCACCCCTAACACTTCCATTGTCGTCATATTGAAGTGCACCATGAAATACTAAACTAGCCAAATCATAATCAACTACATTTGCCGATTTAGGCCATATAACTTCTAAGTTCATAAAGTTATGACCATTGTCAAATATCTTAACTCTCTGTTTCTCTGATAATGAACCAATGGATTTTCCTAAATCTTTCATAGCATATACAAATGCGTTTTTAATATCACCTCTACCTGCAAATTTACTAGCAACCGCTTTTGCATCTAATGCAGTAGCCCCTGCGTTCTTTATATGTCCTTTATTTCTTGCAGCTATGAGTTTCCCATCTCTCCAACTAACCATAATGTTTTGACCATCTAACTTTTCTGTGACATTATCCTCACGATTTAGTGTTCCACCTAAACCATCTTCTATAATTTTCTTTAAATCACCGAATGTTAAATCTTTATCATCAAACGGATGTGCCATGTGTCCATATGCACCGCCCATAAGTAATAACCCCTTTCGTCTTGGTTTCAAGACAGTTTTTGTAACTATTTTTTCTGTTAAATTCTTCTTCCACCAGTCTTTTGAGAATGATTCTCCCATCGGTTCAACGGGTATACCTTTTTCATCACTCTTTTGCTGTTTAAGTGTTGCTTTTGTATCTTTTGCAATCTGTTTCTTTCTTTCTTTTTCATCTTTATCCATGAAATTCATTAACTCAAAACCAACATTTTGAGCTATTTTTTTCATATTTCTCTTCCATTTATTATAACCCTTTGCACCAGTTAAATTTTCCGGATTATTTGGTGTAGCACCAGTTCCAATACCTGCCGGTAAATAAGATACAGATTCTCTATCATCAAATTCACCCTTAAATGGTGGAACATTTTTAACATCTACATCTAAAATATAATTTACAATTTCCCATCCAAGTTTTTCTGCTTCTATTTTATTTCTCCCAGCATATCCATCTATACCTTTCATCAAAGCACTTGGGCCAGAATCAACTGCTTGTTTACCACTTGTAGCAGTTGATGTAACTTCATTAATAATTTCATTTACATCAATTGTAGTTAAAAATGTCTGAATAATTTCTTCTATATCATCATAAGGATTAGCACTTATTTCAGGTGGTTTTGGTAATAATACTTTACCACCATCTGGCATTCTAAACTTTAAAGCTGTTCTTCCATTTATAAGTAAATCACCCTTTTCATTTGTTGTTATAGTTTTGATCTTAACTCTTTTATTTTTAAATCTACCCATTAGTAATGTATCACCAACTTTAATTGGAAGAGTTACATTTTCTTTTTTTAATTTTTCTTCTTTACCATCTGTTGGTGTTGTATCTCTTTTATATGGTTCATCTATATCTGAATCTTCTGGTGCTGTGTAAGTTCTATAATCACCACTATCTTTTCCATCTCTCTTTTTTATATTTATATCCTCAAACACATCGCCTGATTTCCAAAATGCTGATGGGTCTTGTTCTAAATCTAAAACTTGTATTCTACCTTTTTTAATTCCATGATTTGATACTAAAACTTTTAATATCTTTTTAGCTTCACCATTAGATTTAGCTTTTGTATAAAGTATTTGTTCTGAATTTTTTCCGGGTGGAATACCCCAAATTACAAATTCCTTTTTACTCTCACTTAAATCCATTAAGATATCATCTTCACCATCTTCTTCTGGAGCAAAATCAAATTTTATGTTATCACCGGATGTATTTGGGTCATTTTCCAATCCTTCAAATAACTTCTTAAACTTGTTAGTCATCATCTTAAACAAACCATCATTAAAATAACCAAACATCTTTTTAAATAATTTACCTCTCTCACTATCATCGATTTTGGGTGAACCTAATAGTTCTCTCATAGAAGTT